GCGCATTATAAAAAAATAAATGAAGTCTTAGATGTTGTAAAACAAATGCCAGAAGAAAAATTAAATATTACTGGTTATTTTGGAACTATGGATTATGAAATTTTAAAAAATCCTAAATTTGATGATTTAAATAAATTTATTTTAGATGCTTTAAAAGTTTATGTATCAAATGTTTATAAGTATGATTCTAAATTATATATTACTCAATCTTGGATTAATAGAAACAAAAAAGGAAAGGGTCATCATGAACATATTCATTCAAACAGTATTATATCCGGAGTTTTATTTTTAGGTGATACAACAACTTTAAAAGAAGGAGAAAAATTTCCTCCTATTAAATTTTCAAAAGATACACTTAATGCTTTACAACTTCCTTTATTAAATGATGATAAAAAAACTTATGAAGTAACCTCATTTAATAATCCTTATCACGCTTTTGATTTTTATCCTGGAAATTTAATGTTGTTTCCAAGTTCTTTACGTCATAGTGTTCCTAATAATGAAAGTAGTGGAGATAGATATTCACTATCTTTTAATACTTTTTGTACAACTTTAGGAGACAAAACTCAGCTTAATCTTTTAAATATTCCTGTAGCTAAAATTTAAGAATTGAAAAATCTTTCAATCTAGTATAAATACAAAGCACGTAATATAATGGAGTTATATGCTACAAAAATTAGGTTTTTTACCAGGATTCAATAAACAAGTTACATCTACCGGAGCTGAGTCACAGTGGACCGGCGGAGAAAATGTACGTTTTAGATACGGCACTCCAGAAAAAATAGGTGGCTGGGCTCAATTAGGAGATAAAAAATTAACCGGCGCTGCAAGAGGATTGCATCACATGGTTAACAAAGAAGGTATTAAATATGCAGCTATTGGTACAAACAGAATTTTATATGTATACTCTGGAGGAGTTTACTACGATATACATCCTTTAACCAATCCATCAGGAACTGCTATTACAAATGCATTTAGCACGACTAATGGACAACCAACTGTAACTCTTACTTTTTCTTCTGCACACAATTTTGAACCTGGTGATATTATTTTATTTGGTGACACAACTACTTTTAGTGCAATTACAGGATCAAACTTTGGTGCTTCAGATTTTTGTGATAAAAAATTTATGGTTACTACTGTGCCTACAACAACTACACTTACTATTACAATGGATAGTAATGAAGGTGGGGCGGGAGCCGTTACTTCTGGAGGCATAACTTATTTTCAATACTACCATGTAGGACCCGCTGAACAGATTGGAGTTTTTGGTTATGGTATATCACAATGGGGTGGTACCGTTACAAATCCTCAAACAACAACTTTAAACGGAGCATTAAATGCTGACTCTGCTGGAACAGGTGGTACGGGAACTACAATTAATGTAGCCAGCACTACAGGATTTCCAAGCACAGGAACAAATTTTATACAAGTAGACAATGAAGAAATATCTTACACAGGAATTACAGCTACAAGTTTTACCGGAATAACTAGAAACGTTAGAGGTACAACAAATGCTTCTCATTTAAATGGTGCAACTGTCACTAACTTTAGTTCTTACTCAGCCTGGGGTCAAGCAGCATCGACCACGGATAAAGTGGCAGAACCTGGTATGTGGGCATTAGATAATTTAGGTAGTACATTAATTGCATTAATATTTAATGGTGAATGTTTTGAATGGAACGCAGACGCATCTAATGCAACAGCAACAAGAGCTACAATTATATCTGGTGCACCAACTGCATCTAGAGATATGTTGGTCTCAACTCCCGATCGTCACTTAGTATTTTTTGGAACAGAAACAACTATTGGAGATAAAGCCACACAAGACGACATGTTTATAAGATTCTCATCTCAAGAAGATATAAATACTTATACACCAACAGCTGAGAATAGTGCTGGTACACAAAGACTGGCCGCTGGATCACGGATCATGGGAGCTACACTTGGTAGAAATGCAATTTATATTTGGAGTGATACTTCTTTATTTACCATGAGATTTGTTGGAACTCCTTTTACTTTTGCCTATGAACAAGTAGGAACCAACTGTGGATTGATTGGTAAGAATGCAGCCGTAGAAGTTGATGGTGCTGCTTATTGGATGTCTGACAATGGTTTCTTTAGATATACTGGTAAACTAGAATCAATGGACTGTTTGGTTGAAGATTATGTTTATGACAATTTAAATACAACATCTAATCAAATGGTTTATGCAGGTATTAATAACTTGTTTGGAGAAGTTACATGGTTTTATCCTGAAGCAAATTCAAATGTAAATACACAATCAGTTACTTATAGTTATCTAGATTCAACTGCTAAAAGACCGATATGGTTTGTAAATGCAAGTTCTTTATTTATTAGAACAACCTGGCAAGATTCTGCAGTATTTGGTTTACCTCATGCAACTCAATACGACGCTGATACAAATACATCTTTTGATGTAACAGGAAACACGGAAGGTGTTTCATATTACTATGAACATGAAACAGGAGTTAATCAAATAAGACTAGGAGTTACTACAGCTATTCCAGCTAATATTACTTCTGGAGATTATGATATTACACAAAAAGTTATTAGAGGGGCTGCTACTAACATGGCTGATCTTAGAGGTGACGGTGAAAATATTATGAGAGTAAGTAGAATTATACCTGACTTTATTACTCAAGCCGGTAATACTATTGTTCAATTAGATTTAAGAAATTATCCTAATGAAGCAGCTGCTAGTTCATCATTAGGTCCGTTTACCATTACATCTGGCACAACAAAAGTAGATACACGGGCTAGAGCTAGATCAATAGCATTAACTATTTCTAATACTGCTGTAGATACTAATTGGAAATTAGGCACTTTTAGGTTAGATATACAAGCTGGAGGAAGAAGATAATGTCAATTACAAGATTACAACAAGCTAGACAGATGTACGCAACAGGTCAAAGAGTTGCTAAAACTTTAGACGGTTCAAGACCAGGATACCGTGGTGATGCTGGATACAGAAGTGGTAGTGAACAAGCTTCAAGTATTGGTCAAGGAAATGTTGGATCCCAAGCCAGTTTTGGAGGAGGAAAAGGTCGTGATTCTAGTGGTATAAGTGAAGGAGCTTCAGGTGCAGATAGAAGTGCAGTTGGACCAGGTTCAACACAACAAAAAAATATAGATTTATTAAATACATTTAAAGAAACAAGACCTAAAGTAAACATTCCTAATTTTGGTCTTACAGGTATGTTTTTAAATTTATTTAATAAAGGTGTAAATTCACCACTACAACGATTTTCTGATTTTAATGCATCAATAAATAGACCATTTTTTGAAAAAGTAATTAGAGCAGGAAAAATTCCTGGGTTAGATTTTACAACAGTTGCTAA